GCGTCGTATTCCCAGTTACCAAATAGTAAACGTTCTTTACTTAGTCTGTCTAGTTTTTCTAATTGTCCTTTATAGTGTATACTAACATATTCGTTATCGTCTACTAAAGCTTGTATAAACTTTCTATAGTATGGTAGTGTATTTGTTTTAGCTGGTCTGTAGTATTCTGTATATACCCAGTTCTTAGCTGGGTTACAACTTAAAAACATTTTAGGTATTAAACCGTATTCGTCTAACTTATAACGTATTCTACTTGCTACTATGTTTTTTGCTTTTTCTGTTATTTGGTTACATTCATCTATAAAACTAGCGGTTATCTCCATACTACCAAGACTGTCAAAATTACGATCACTAGGGTACAGAAAAAGGTCTTTTAGTATTATTTCACTACCATTATAAAACGTAACAATATTTGTAGAACCGTTAAATGTATAGTGTTCACCGGCTTTTATATTCCATTTATTACAGACGTCTAGGAAAGTTAAAAAAGTTGTTTTCTTTAAACTATCCAACTTACTACGCCCTATTAAATACCTAGTCTTAGGGTACTTTAAACATAGTAGTATAATCCAAGCACAACCTAAGAAACTTTTACCACCACCTGCTGCACCACCGTATAAAACTTCTGTTGTTTTATTGTCAAATAAGTATTCTAACGCTTGACCTTGTGTTTTAGTAAATGTAGCGTCAATATTCAACCCCGTTTATCTTTACGTTAATTGTAATAGGTTCGTTGTTACTTGTTAGATCTAAACTATCACCATAACCCCTTTTACGCCCTCGTGTCTTTAAATAAAATATTGTAGCTTGTGTATTATTGTTTTTTATTTGTTCTTTTAAGTGTGTTTCTGCAAAGTCTATAAACTTACCGTCTATACTATCTACTTGTTTTTTAAACTCTTTGTCTTCTTTGTACCATTTGTAAAACTGTGTTCTACTTAGTTGTGCTTTCTCACAAGCTTCTGTAACAATACCTAAAGATTTTTCTAAAGCTTCTATTAGTTTCTTTTTATTCTCTTGCGTTCGTTTTTGTTCGTTTTCCATAGTATATAATATAAATACGTCTTATTTGTTTGTTTCTGGTTCTTCTAAGACAAAGTTAAACTCTGTCATACTCCACACCCTTATCTGTTCGCAATAGTCCTTAAATTCGTTTGTATTAAGTTCTTTACTTGTATCTGCTATAAACATATTTTTAAGTATTTCGTGCATTTCGTATTTATGATAACCTAAATGTTTGCCTAATGGTATTACTATACACTTAAAATAGTATTTGTTTTGTGCGTGTGTTCTATTCACCTTTCATAAGTCCTTTAACGTAATTACTGCTTTTACAATGTTCTTCGTTTCGTTTTATTCGTGGTAAACCTTCGTACTCTTTTGTTTTTAATTGTACCATATATTTATTGCAACAAATAGCGTCTTTACATACTAACCCGTCTTTAGTTGCTGTAAACTTTACTTTGTATATGTCTGTCGTGTTACCGCAGATGTTACAAATAAACTTCATAACTTTTTGTCTATTTGTGTTACAATATACGCACCTATCGTTAAACCTACAAAAAATATAATAATTAATTCCATTTGTTTTTTGTTTTATATATTGTGTAACTTACTAATATTAATAATAGTGTTACTGTAAATAAATTAGGGTGTGTTTCACCGCAAAAACCTAATAAGTGTTTTAATGTTTCGTTCATTTTTTATTTTTTAAATATAATTTTTCTTTTGTCTCGTGTTCGTCTATAATTCCGAATTGCATCTCAAATCCAAAATCATCGTTTATAATTTCTGGTAGTGTTATTTTTTTATCTTCTATATTTTCGTAATCGTTTATTATAATAGGTTTATTATAGTAAGTTCTTTTACGTGGTTTTTTTTTGTTATTTACTACTTTCATATTTTTCTATTTCAAATTGTAAGTGTGCTATTGCTTTATTCAAACATTCTATTGGTGTGTCGTGCTTGTGGTATGATCGTAAAATGTAAGTAACTGCTGTACCCAAGTGATAACTTAAATTAAAATTGTCACATACCTTTCTTGCCTCGTAACCGTTTAAACCTTTGTAGTATTCTGGTACTCTATTATCTGTTTTGTACTTGTCTATATTTCTGTCTGTTTCCCAGTAGTATTTGTTTTTACCTTCCTTGTCCACGATATTTTTTTTTGTATTTAGTTTGTCCTTTACTTGCGTTTTTACTATGTACACCTTTGCGTTTTTTTCTATTGTTTTTTCTATATGTACTTTGTTTTCTCATATCTTTGTTATTACGTCTTGCATAAATTTAAACATTGTATTTAAACAACTACTACAGTTTGTACTTGTATTGTAGTTAGTATTGTGTATTGTATTATATAATTCTATTAACCTTTGTTTACTTTGTATGTCTTTTATTTTACCGTTGTCTATAAGTTTATATACTTCTTTTATTTCGTTTTTTAAGTGTGTAGGTATTTCTTTAGGTGCTTCGTACTCTTTAGTTGCTAACCAATATTGTTTAGGACACTCCATAACTGAAATACTAGCCTTAATACGCATAAAACAACCGCATACTTTACAAGATCCTGTAGGTTTAAAATAATCTTTACAACCTCTACAAGTGTTTAACCTGTCTTTATATATTACTTTACTTACAAGAAAACTATTCATTTAATTTAAGTTTTAGTAATTTTCTAACGTTGTCTATTGTTATAAACAAACTGTTTCTACTTATTCCTGTTTTCTTTGCTAAACTGTCTAATGTATTTGTTTCGTAATAGTACAACTTAAATAGTTCTCGATCGTACCAATACATTTTGTCTAGTTCTTTATCTATTTGTTCTAACTTCTTATACTTGTATTCGTTTACCTCGTTAGGTATATTGTATAAGTTTTTAGGGTTTGTTAATTCGCCGTTTTCTGTTATATCGTAAGTTATGTCACTTGCTATAGTATCTAATTGTGTATAATATTTTCTATACTTATAATAGTACGGACTGTTTTTACTGTGTAAACTTCTTTTTATTACTACTGCACCGTATTTTAATATTCCTTTTTTACCGTCTTTGTCGTATATACCTTTAAGTGTTTCAGGATTCATTTGTAAAAAATATAACATAAGTTCTTGTACAACTTCTTCTACTTCGTTATGATCTGTAGTTATACCGTAAGTCATTTTTACAAAGTCTTTACGTAAGTCTGCTATTATTTTATAAATCTTTTTCAATGTGTAAGTCTTTAACTTTGTCTATATATTTATAAGCTTCTTCACTTAGTAATTGTTTATATATTCTAATAGTGCTTCTATTTTCTTTTTTTTCAATTCCTGTTAAATATCCGTGTATCATAGTAGTAAAATGTGTAGGTATAATAGTTATAAAATCGTTAAAATTACCTATTTCTAATATGTCGTTTTTATAGTTATTGTGATGTTCTATAATTATATTACAGACGTCTATAAAATTGTTATATTTACTGTCATTATTTGTAATATCTTTTATAGTTGCTGTAATCATATCTAAATATAATTGTAGAGCTACTTCGTGTTGATAATTTAAACTAATTGGTTTTAATAGCATTAACTTTTTCTTTGTAAAACTTTATCATATCTTCATATTCAAAACGCATATACTTAACAGTTGTTCTACTTAGTTCTTGTAGTTCTTCTGCTTTACCTTCTGCGATTCGTATGTCTAATAATTTACCGAATGCGTATTGTTCACCTTGTCCGAATAAATTACACTTTACACATTGTACTTGTACGTTGTCTTCGTTCCATCTTGTAGCGTGGTGTTTTCTACTCATAAAGTGCCCTGCGTGCATTTTCTTATAGTGTGCTGTTTTGTCACAAGTAAAACACTTAACTATTCCGTCTTTACTTGCGTGTCGTAGTCGTATGTATAGACTGAAAACCTTGTCTAAATCTTTTTTTAATTTACTTATAGTTTTCACGTCTGTAATTATATAAATATTTGTGTGTTATTTTACAAAATTTAAAAATAGTTATAAACAGTCTATTGTGTATATTGCTTCGTCTGTGTTAATATGACCTACTATTTTTTCTATTCGTTCTGTTTGGTTAAATTCTGTATTTCTTCTTAACTTTCTTAATTCCCAATTAAAATTGTAACCCCTCATATATAACAAACTTATATTAAATAAATATATAGTATTTTCCATTTTTACTACATATATAAATATTTTGTTAAACTCTTGCGCGTACATTGTATTGTAACTGTACTTATCAAATTCTATAAATGTTTCTTTATAGTATTGTGATCTTATTTTTATTTCGTATATGTTTTTCTGATCTTCTGCGTCAAATCTGTTATACTCATATTCGCAGGGTTGTATGTTTTTTTTGATACCTCTAAGTATGTCTACTATTTCTAATTCTTTAAACTTCACAAAATTATTTAATTCTATTTTTTATTCGTTCTTCTATAACTCTATTTACAGTTATTATACTTACGTTAAAATGTTTTGCTATTTGTGGTATTGTTTCGTTATATTTTAATCTTGCAAATATCCATCCTTTAGTTTTTGTATTTAGTTCTTGATAACTCTTAACTTTTGTTTTCATTTAAACATTCTTATTTGTTGTTGATGTTGTTTTAATCTTTTACTTGCTGCTTCAAAGTATTCTTTGTCTAATTCGTAACCTTCTAAATCAAAACCTAAATTGTGGCACGCTATAGCAATAGAACCGCTTCCTAAATGAGTATCTAAAATTTTATCTCCTTCTTTTGCGTAGTTCATTAGTAGCCATTCGTATAACTCATAGGGTTTTTGTGTTGCGTGTATTTTTTCACAAGATTTTTTATTTCCTTGCAAATTACCGAAATAATTAAAATTATAACATTTAGCTGTTTTTTCGAAAGATGTCCAGGCTAACTCACCATCGCTAAAATTATCTACAGGATTGTTTTTTAACCAAAAAATAAAACCCTTGCAACCTCTATTTAATTTGTTTATTTTGTAACTCCAAATATCAGGAAAATAATTTGCACCCCAAACTATTTGATTTTTTGACACTCTAAATAATTCGTCAAAATATTTTTTTGTAGGTGCATTACCAAAATTTAACATTGTACCATCGTTTTTGTTTCTCATTCCTCTAACTGGTGTATTATCTTTTGCATCTCTATATGGAGGATCTACGATGGCTAAATCGAATTGTTTATCTGTAAATTCTTTTAAAGCTAACATACAGTCCTTATTGTGAAAATTTATCATTTTAATTGTTTAATTTTGTTTTCTATTTTATTAAGTCCTGTACCTGTACGACTTCTGTA